CCATACCCCCTCATTTTGCAAGGATTGCAGCGATAGATTTTGGATATGACCACCCTACAGCAGTAGTATGGTTAGCGTGGGATAGGGATAAGGATATTGTATACGTTTACGACTGTTATCGTATGGCTAAACAAATACCTAGTTATCATGCAAGTCATATCAATGAAAGGGAAGGTAGCGACTATATCCCTATAGTATGGCCACATGATGGCTACCAGCACGATAAAGGATCAGGTGTTACTCTCGCCGAACAATATCGTGATAATTATGTTAATATGCTACCTTTCCACTTTGAAAACCCACCAGCGATTGGTGAGAAAAAAGGGGGTAATTCGGTTGAAGCAGGTCTTATGGAAATGCTAGATCGTATGGAACATGGTAGATTTAAAGTATTTAATACCCTCTATGACTGGTTTGAGGAGTATCGTATGTATCATCGTAAAGATGGCAAACTGGTCAAACTTAAAGATGACTTAATGGCAGCTACAAGATATGCAGCTATGAGTCTAAGACATTCAACAACACAAGGTTCACGATGGGATAGAAAGGGTAGATTAGGCCCTGATGTAGCTGTCGTATAGGAGATAAAGATGGAACAATATAAACCTAAATTTAAAGAAAGACCAGAAAAAGCTAAAAAAACTATTGACCCACGAATTCTCTTTGACCCAAAAAGAGATCCAAAATACCGAGCTAAAAAATTTGGGAAACAAAGTAAAAAAGGATCTCTTGTTACTGGAATAACAAAAGCACAAGAATTTAAAAACAGGTACGGAAAATAAATGGCAATACTTAGTTTAATCAAAGCTGGTAAAAAGATTTATAAAAATAAAGATAGGATTAAAAGATATACAGATTCTTTCTTTACTGACAAAAAAGCAATAAGAAAAGCAAACCAAGACAATGAAAAAGCTAGAAAAACAGCAGCACAAAGACTTAAAGATAAATTTAATAAGGATAAATAGGAAAATATTATGGCAAACAAAGAAATGTTAAAATTTCATAAAATGACTGAAAAAGAATTTAAGTCATTATCAAATGATAAAAAAAGAGATAAAATACAAGGATATGTATCTACAATTAATAAACAAAAAAGAGAAGCTGTAACAAAAAATATTTCTGAAAAAGTAGAAGATGCAAGATTTCGTTTTAAAAACCCTGATAAAGCAAAACAAAGAAAAGCACTTAAAAAAGCAGGATATCTTAAATAATGGCTAAAAAAATGACCGATGATGAATTAGCATCAAAACTGAGTAATGAGATAGAGTCTGCTTCAGGCGATTTTAATACTGAGCTTTCAGAACAAAGAGAAGATGCTATGAAGTATTATCTCGGAGAACCTTTTGGTAACGAGATAGAAGGTCGATCTGAGATTGTTACAACTGATGTAAGAGATACGATTGAATACATTATGCCATCATTAATGCGTATTTTTACAACCCATAACAATGTAGCTGAATTTGAACCACAAGGCCCTGAAGATGTTGAGATGGCACAACAAGCTACCGATTATGTCAACTATGTCTTTAACAAGCAAAATAACGGCTTTAAGGTGCTATACGATGCCTTTAAAGATGCGTTAATATCTAAGACAGGCGTTATCAAGCATTTTTGGGAAGAAAAAAAAGAAGTATCTCACGAAACATACGAGAACCTAACTGAAATAGAATACCAATCTATATTAGCAAATGATGATTTAGAGGTGGTAGAACACACAGAAACTATTATACAAAAACAACAAGTCGATGATTTTGGTACTTTGATATCTCCAGCTATTGTTGAACACGATGTTAAAGTGAAAAGAACTAAAATAGATGGACAAGTCAAGGTGGTCGCTGTACCTCCTGAAGAATTTTTAATATCAAGAAGGGCAACTTCAGTAGAAGATGCTAGTTTTGTCTGTCATAGAGTTAAAAAATCAGTATCGGATCTAATTTTAGAAGGCTATCCTAAGTCAATAGTTAAAGAATTACCTAGTTATACACAGTCAAATGCTGAGTTAAACGAGGAAAGAATAGCAAGATTTAGTTACGATGATGATTCTCTACCAGCAGATGAGGGTAGTGGGCCTTCAAGAAAAGTTTGGTTAGAAGAATGTTATATACATCTTGACTACGATGGCGATGGTATAGCAGAACTTAGAAAAATTACTAAAGGTGGCAATATAATATTGGATAATGAGGAGATTGATTCAATACCTTTCTCAACTATTTGTCCATTACCAATACCACATAAGTTTCATGGCATGAGTATTGCTGATACAGTCCAAGATATACAGCTCATTAAATCTACTATTATGAGAAATCTTCTTGATAATATGTATTTAACTAACAATGCTAGATATGCAGTATTAGCAGGTCAAGTTGAGCTAGATGATTTATTATCTTCTAAACCAGGTGGGATTGTTAGAATGAGAGCACCAGGAGCTGTTACAGCTTTACCTACACCACAAATACAACCTTATGCTTTCCAAATGGTACAATACCTAGATGGCATTAGAGAAGAAAGATCAGGTGTATCTAAAATGTCGCAAGGATTAAACCCTGATGTATTGACATCTCATGTAACTTCAGGAGCTATATCAGCAGCAACTGAATCTGCTATGCAAAGAATTGAGTTAATTGCTCGTATATTTGCAGAAACAGGTATTAAAGATTTATTCAGAAACATCTACTCACTGGTACAAAGATACGAAGATAGACAAAAAATGGCTTATCTTAACGGAAAATTTGTACCGATAGATGTATCTCGTTGGAAAGAAAAATTAAATTGTACTATAAATGTTGGTGTTGGGTCAGGTTCTCAGCAAAGTAAAACTCAGACTATGGGTTCTATTATGCAGATAATACAAGGTCTAATACAAAATGGTGGAATGGGATCACTCGTTACACCACAAAATATATACAATGCAGTAAGTGAATTTATAGCTCAGTCAGGATATAAAAACTCAGATCAGTTTATATCTAACCCAGCTATGATGCCACCAAAACCACCACCTGAACCTACTTTAGAGGAGAAGGTTGAACAAAGAAAAGCACAAGTTGAGTTACAAAAATTACAATTACAAGCTCAAGAGTTAGAGATAGATACGCAGTTAAAAGCACAAGAACTCAAACTTAAACAAGAAGAAGCAGCAATCAATCTTGCTCTTAAGCAACAAGAACTAGCAATTAAGAAATCACAACTTGAGTTAAACGAACAAGAACTTGCACTAGAAGCTGTGCAAAATAGACCTGTTGGAATAGGCCCAAGCTAATGGCATACCCTAAATACTCAGGTCATGGAAGAATTGAAAGAAACAAATTAGTTTCTAAGAAGATTAAGATGTTAAAAAAAGAAGGTAAGCCACAAAAACAAGCTGTAGCAATCGCTTTAAATACTTACCCTAAAAGAAAAAAGTTGCCACTAGCATGAAAGATTTAAACGAGCTAAATACAGAAATAGAACTTATTAAAAAAGATATCTATGATATTAAAAATAATCATCTACAACATATTGAAAAAGATATGAGAGATGTAAAAATAGAAGTCTTTAGGTTTAAATATGTTATTTGGGGAGCTTTAGTTATATTTATTTTAATGACAGACAAATTCACAAACTTATTGAGGTTACTATAATGTACGGATATAAAAAACCAAAGAAAAACAAAAAGAAAAAAGGCAAATGTTAACTAAATTACAAAGAGCAACTCTTGCAAAACATAAAAAACATCATACTGCAAAGCATATGGCTTTTATGCGTAAGGAAATGAATAAGGGTAAAACCTTTACACAAGCACACACATTAGCAATGAAAAAGGTAGGAAAATGAGTTTATACAGAAACATTAACAAAAGGAAAAAAGCAGGAACAAGTAGAAGTAAAAAGAACTCTACAATATCAGCTAAAGCATATGCAAATATGAAGGCTGGTTTTCCTAAAAAGAAAAAGAAGAAAACATAATTGGTTAAATTAACAGAAAAATCAAAACTTACTAAAACAGAATTACAACAACTTTTGTTGAAATATCGTATTTCAGTAAATGATC